CGTTCAGCGCGCGATCGAGACGGCGAAGGAAAGCGACAAGCCTGTGTTCGCGATGCCGCCGGGCCACAAGCTCACGGCTGTCGGCTTCGACCCCGAAAAGGGCCAGATGACCGATGCGCGCCGCTTTCAAGTCGAGGAAATCGCGCGCATTTTCAATCTGCCGCCAGTGTTCCTGCAGGATCTGTCGCACGGCACGTTCAGCAACACCGAGCAGCAGGATTTGCACCTGGTCAAGCACCTGGTCGCGCAATGGGCCGAGGCTTTTGAGGAAGAACTGAACCTGAAGCTCTTCGGGCAGCGCAACGGCGGTCGTTACGTGGAGCACAACCTGGACGGTCTGCTGCGGGGCGACTTCAAGACCCGAATGGAAGGCTTGGCGCGGGGTGTTCAGACCGGAATCCTGACCCCGGACGAAGCGCGGGCCCTGGAAAATCGGGCCGCAAAGGGCGGCAACGCAGACAAGCTGTTCATGCAAGGGGCGACGGTGCCGATCGACATGGCGGGCAAGCTACCGGACGCGGGAGCCAAGCCCGTTGGAGGGAATTCGAATGACGGAGCTTGAAAAGCGGGCTCTCACCGAGCCGGTTGAATACCGAGACGAGAACGGCTCGCGAAAGCTGGTCGGATACGCGGCGGTGTTCAATTCCGAAGCGGTGATCGGCGACTCCTTTCGCGAGAAGATCATGCCCGGCGCGTTTGCCGAGACGATCAAGAACAACGACATTCGCGCACTGTTCAACCACAACAAATCAGCCCTACTTGGCCGAACCAAATCCGGCACATTACGCCTGACCGAGGACGAGCGGGGGCTCCGTTACGAAGTTGACCTGCCCGACACGCAAACCGGCCGCGATCTGATCGTGTCTATGGATCGCGGCGACATTGACGGTTCCAGCTTCGGCTTCAATGTCCCACGCGGCGGTGACGAATGGGATTTCTCTCGCGACCTTCCGCTACGCACCATCCGCCAAGCCAATGTCGCCGAAGTCAGCGTGGTAGTCTTCCCCGCATACGATGATGCCACGGCATCGCTGCGCTGCTTGGATGGTGCCCGGCAGGAGCGCGCCGAACACAATCGTCAGCGTGCCGAGGCTCGCATTGCTGAGCGCAAGGCCGCGTCCGAACAGAAGTTCCGCCGCCTCGGCTAACTATTTCCCGTCCACGACGGAGCCCATCACCCGCCCTTGGGAAAGGCAAGTCGGCTCGCTGCGGCGGGCCTTTTTGCTTTGGAGCAATACGATGAACCTGACTCAGTTGAACGAGAAGCGCGGCGAACTCGTCACGCAGGCCCGCGAGGCGCTGGACGCCATCAAGGATAACACCGACGAAGCCCGCGCGGCCGAACTGGAACAGCGCCATGACGCGATCATGGCCGACTTCGACAAGATCGAGAAGACGATCGAGCGCGAAGAGAAGCTCGCGGCGATCGAGGCCCGCGCGGCCAAGACTCGTGAAGAGCAGCGCCCGCCGATGGGCGGCGAGGCCCGTGGCCAGGACGAAGGTGCAAAGCCGGAATATCGCGACGCGTTCATTGCGCTCGCTCGTGCCGGGTTTGATCCGCAGGAGATCTCTGCGGAGCACCGTGCGGCACTCAAGGCCGGCGTGACCAATGTCGAGCTTCGTGCGCAGACTGCCGGCACGACCACGGCTGGCGGCTACACCGTCCCGACCGACCTTGCGGCCACCGTCGACCGCACGCTGAAGGCGTGGGGCCCGATGTATGACGAGGCGATCACGACTGTCCTGAACACCGCTTCGGGCAATCCGATCGACTTCCCGACCAACGATGACACGGCCGTCACCGTGGCGCAGCACGCCGAGGCTGCGGCGATGACGGATGACGGGTCGAAGGACGCGACGTTCGGCAAAATGCGCCTGGACGCCTTCGCCTACGATACGACCTGGGTTCAGATTTCGATGGAGCTGCTTCAGGACAGCGCCATCAACATCGAATCCTTCATCGGCGAACTGTTGGGCGAGCGCCTTGCGCGCCGCGTCAACACCGAGCTGACGACCGGCGACGGCACTGGCGATCCCAACGGCATCGTCACCGCCTCGAGCCTTGGCAAGACCGCGGCGTCGGCCACGGCTATCACGGCGGACGAACTGATCGACCTGTTCCATTCGGTCGATCCGGCTTACCGGGCTTCGCCGAAGGCGCGCTTCATGTTCAATGACAGCACGCTCGCGGCGATCCGCAAGCTGAAGGACGGCCAAGGCAACTACCTGTGGCAGATGGGAGATGTCCGCGTTGGTGCACCCGGCACGCTGCTGGGCCAGCCCTACAGCGTGAACCAGGCGATGGCCTCGATCGCGACCGGCAACAAGGTCGTCCTGTTCGGCGATTTCAGCAAGTATTACGTCCGCAAGGTCGGCTCCCCGGTCATCGGTGTGCGGCGTGAATACTACTGGCCGAATATCGGTCTGGCCGGCGTCGTCCGTCTTGACGGCGACCTGATCCAGACGGGCGCGGTCAAGCACCTCAAGAACGCCTGAACTGGCGGGGCGGGGCCTTCGGGCTCCGCCCTTTTCTAGAACGCTGTCCGCAGCCTTCCAGAAAGGGGAATCCCGATGAAGATCAAGCTTCTGGTGTCGCGCGCTGGCGCGGATTTCGTGCAGAACCGTGGCGAGGAAATCGAAGTCGAGCAGGCTGAGGCCGTCCGCATGGTCGAGGCGGGGCAGGCGGTTCCTGTCGCCGCGCCCAAGATCGAGCGGGCCGTCGCTACGAAGGCCAAGGAAAAGCGCTGATGTGGCTGCCCCGCGTCGTCACCACAGCGCCGGCATCGGAGCCGGTGACGCTCGCGGAAGCGAAAGCGCACTGCCGCGTTGACGACACGGCGAGCGACGACCTGCTAGGCGCGCTGATCGTGACCGCTCGGCAGCATGTCGAGCAATATGCCGGGCTCGCGATCGAAGCGCAGACCGTTTCGCTCCAGTGCTCGGACTGGTCCGACTTGGGCGCACTGCCGGTTGCCCCTGTATCGGCGGTCACGTCGCTGAAATATCTGGACCAGACCGCGACCGAGCAGACGGTCGATAGCGGCGATTACGTGCTGATAGGTGCAGACACGCTGGCTCCTTCGATTGGGCGCGGCTTCGGAGTATCGTGGCCCACGCCTTACGGGCGCGGCGATGCGATCCGGTTGGTTGTGGTGGCGGGCTACGCGGACGTTCCGGCGCCGATCAAAGCGGCAATGCTGCTGCTGATTGGGCATTGGTTCGAGAACCGGGAAGCTGTTGTAGAGGGACAGGCTATGGAGCTGCCGCTGTCCGTCTCGGCGCTGCTTGCCAATTACCGGGTGTTTGCGTGAAAATCGGCGCGCTTCGTGATCGCGTCGCGATCCAGGCGCAATCGCTGACGCCGAACGGACAGGGCGGCTTCGACAGCGCGGGCTGGTCCGACATTGCGACCGTTTGGGCGCGCGTGATCGGCCTTTCCGGTGACGAGTCAGTTGCCGCCGCGATCGAGCGCGCCTCGATGCGCTGGAGGGTGGAAATCAGGCGCCGGACTGACGTGACCGCAACGCACCGGCTGGTCTGGAACGGCATCAACCTGGACGTGAAGGCGGTGTTTCCGCACCCGTCCGAACCGACGAAAACGACCGTATTGCTGTGCGAGAGCGGGCTTTCCGAAGAGGGCAATTGATGGCCAGCCGATTTCGGGGCGGCAAGTCGGCAAAGCGGCTGGTGAAGAACATTCCCGACGCGATGCGGGCGGAACTGGCTCAAGCACTCGACGAAGGCGGAAACGAACTACTGGCGGCGATGCGGGCACGAGCCCCACGCCGCACGGGCAAGCTCGAAAGCGGCATCCAAAAGAAGGTCTATCCCAAGACTCTCCGGTTGCGGGTTGGCCTGTTTGCAGCGACCAGGCGCAAGCTCGGGCTCTTTTACGCGCATATCCTCGAATACGGTCGCAAGGCACAGACGGTCACGATCTCGCGCGGCCCGCGAGCCGGCGCAAAGATGCGGGTTACGGCCCTGCCTGAGCGACACTTCATCACCGGCCCGCTCGGCGGCCCACGCGTGGTGTTCCGCCGCAAGCTGAAGGGCGTGTGGGAACGGGTTCTGAAGCAGGCTGCGGGAGGCGTCGGCAATGACTAGCGCGCTGTCTGCCTGCGAAAAGGCGGTGTTCACGGCGCTGAGCGCTGGCGTCACCGGGGCTGGCATCTTCCAGCACGTGCCGGAAGATACGACAGGATCGGTCGTCATCGTCGGCGATCTGGAGGCCAGTCCGTTCGACACGAAGGGCGACCGCGACCGGGATATCAGCCTGTCCGTCGATACGCTCGAACAGGCGCAGCAGCGCAAGCCCACGCTGGGCCTGATGGAACAGGTCTCGGACGCCTTGCACGAAGCGACGCTCGCCGAGGCCGGTTGGACCTTTCATCTCTGGCTCGAAACCGAGAGCGCCGTC